TGGGAAGAGGTAAGTGCTGAAACATGAATATTAACTTAGAACAAGTAATTCTAAGAAACATTCTAACTGATGATGAGTATACAAGGAAAGTTTTACCATTTATCAAACCAGAGTATTTCGAAGGTATCTACAGAATACTATTCAGAGAGACTGCAAAGTTTGTAACCAAGTATAATAAACTACCAACTGCAGAGGCGTTTAAGATTGAACTTGATGCCTCTGATAGATTGAATGGTGAGAACTATACAGTTGCGATGGATCTTATACCACAGTTGTTTGCGGTAGAAGAAACTGATTCTGAATGGTTGATACAGAATACAGAGAAGTGGTGTCAAGATCGTGCTATCTACAATGCGGTGATGGAGTCTATCTCTATCATTGATGGTAAACACGAGACCATGACTAAGGGTGCATTACCAGATCTGTTGTCTAAAGCTCTGGGTGTTGCATTTGACACAAACGTTGGTCACGACTATATTGACAATGTGGAAGATCGTTGGGACTTCTACAATAAACAAGAAGAGAGAATACCTTTTGACCTTGAACACTTTAATACGATTACTAAAGGTGGTGTTCCAAATAAAACACTTAACATTGCTCTTGCCGGCACTGGTGTGGGTAAGTCTCTTTTCATGTGCCATGTTGCTTCTAGTGCTTTGACTGATGGTAAGAATGTATTGTACATCACTATGGAAATGGCAGAAGAACGTATCGCAGAACGTATTGACGCGAACTTGTTGAATGTTCCGATTGATCAGTTAGAGACAATGCCTAAAACTATGTTTACTGAGAAGGTGAAACAACTATCTTCTAAGACTAAAGGTAAACTAATCATTAAAGAGTATCCGACTGGATCTGCACATGCAGGTCACTTTCGTGCACTTTTAAATGAATTAAAATTAAAACGACAGTTTGAACCAGATATCATTTTTATAGATTATTTAAATATTTGTGCATCAAGTAGAATGAAAGGAATGGGTGGTGCAATCAACTCATACAACTACATTAAAGCAATTGCTGAGGAGTTACGTGGCCTTGCAGTCGAGTTTGACGTACCGATCTTCTCTGCAACACAAACGACTCGTAGTGGTTATTCTAACTCGGATGTTGGGTTGGAAGATACGTCCGAGTCTTTTGGATTACCCGCTACCGCAGATCTCATGTTCGCTCTCATATCTACAGAAGAACTCCAACAACTAGGTCAGATAATGGTCAAACAATTGAAGAACCGATATAATGATCCTACTCAGAATAAAAGGTTTGTTGTTGGTGTTGACCGTAGTAAGATGAGATTGTTTGATGTAGATCCAAATGAACAAACATTGACAGACGACACTCCAGTGTTCGATAAATCAGACGCAGGAGAAAACATATCAAAGTTTAAAGATTGGAACATCTAATGAAGAGAAAACTAATATCAGAATTTTGGGGTGATGAAAAGAACCCAAATCGTAAAGCAGAAATATATCACAATCTAATCTATGATCATTTCGAAGTTGATTTTTACAATAAGGATGAACTAAAAGAAATGCGAGAAATGAAAACTGACGGAGTTATACATAGTTTAAGGTATGCAGAAGATGCTGCAGAAAACTGGTGTTTAGGTTATATACCATGAGTGAACGTTTATTTGTTTTTGATGTCGATGGGACACTTACTCCAAGTCGTGGACTAATAGACATGGAGTTCCAGAAATACTTTATGGACTTTTGTGAAGATAACTTTGTCTATCTTATTACAGGATCTGATAGAGAAAAGACGATAGAACAAGTAGGAATTGACATTTATTATTTGGCAGACAGAGTTTACAATTGTTCTGGTAACCATGTATTTGAACAGGGTAAAGAAGTTTATAAAACAGATTGGAAGTTGCCAGATCCTGCCGCATTTTTCTTATTAGACAAATTAGCAGATAGTAAATTCTACAGAAAGACTGGTAACCACCTAGAAGAAAGAACAGGAACTGCAAACTTTAGTATTGTTGGTAGGAAGTGCAACTTTGAAGAACGTGTTATGTATAGAGAGTGGGACGAACACAAAAACGAAAGACGTATAATCGCAGAAGAATTTAATTCTAAGTTTCCAGACATCGAAGCATTAGTTGCAGGTGAGACTGGAATTGATATATTTCCAAGAGGTGCAAACAAAGGGCAGATTTGGGAAGAAATAAAACATTATGATGTTCACTTCTTTGGTGACAAAATGGATGAAGGTGGTAATGACTATCCACTTGCATCAAAAAATAGAAACGGAACAAACCATCATGTAACATGTTGGAAACACACAAGAAAGATATTAATAGAAGAATATGAAAGCTAGGTTAATCTCATACTCACAGACAGGAGAAGATTTACATGTCGGTAATGATGTACAGGAACTTATTGCGTATTGCGCCCGTGTCTCCAATCCATCGAATCAAAATAACTCTGAAACGTCCGAAAAACTTTTACGTTACCTTGCCAAACACAAACACTGGTCGCCATTCGAGATGGTCAGTGCTTGCATAGAAGTAGAAACTACTCGTGATATCGCAAGACAACTACTAAGACACAGATCATTTTCATTTCAAGAGTTCTCTCAAAGATATGCAGATGTTCGAGAGATAGATAACAACTTTGTTATCCGTAGAGGAAGACTACAAGATCCCAAGAACAGACAGAACAGTATTGTTACAGATGATGCAAAACTGTTAACTGCATGGGAACAACACCAGAGAAACGTCTGGTATGCCGCGATGAAAGCATATGACTGGGCGATTGAAAATGGTATTGCAAAAGAACAGGCTAGGTGTGTGTTACCAGAAGGTAATACTTTGTCTCGACTTTATGTAAACGGTACGTTAAGATCTTGGATTCACTATATAGAACTAAGATCTGCAAACGGAACACAGAGAGAGCATATGGACTTAGCAGTAGAATGCGCTAAAGCAATAACAAAAATATTTCCTAGTGTGGTAGGATACATTGACACACAAGGAATCTCATAGACTCTTTTGGTTAGTCAAAGGACATCTAGGGGATGAACAAACTGTAATTGGTAGCGCAAACAGTTACTTCAAAAGATTGTGGGGAAACTGTGAACGTAGTGTATACGGTGAAGAAGGTTTCGAAGAAGCATACTATAAAAAGTATCCAGAACGCAAAACTTCATAAAACTGTTACACAAATTTCATCCAAAAAATAATATATAAAATCGTTACAACTTAATTAGGGAGTTTTCGATGAAGACATTAATTGTGGCGGCAACAATTGCATTAACTGCCGTATCTGTATCTGCACGTGATCAAGTTCACATTGCAGGTTCATCAACCGTACTACCTTACGCATCTATTGTTGCGGAAGCATTTGGTGAGAACTTTGATTTTCCAACACCGATTGTTGAAGGTGGTGGTTCAGGCGCAGGACGTAAACGTCTATGTGACGGTCTTGGATTAGATACAATAGACATTGCAAATTCTAGTTCATTAATGAAAGAAGAACAATGGAAAAAGTGTGAAGCAAACATTGGTAAAGTATCTGAAATTAGATTTGGATATGACGGAATTACATTCTCTATGAAACATGAGAATGAAGGGTTTGAAAATTTAACCCCACTACAAATCTTTCAAGCATTAAAGAAAGATTCAACAGCAAAGACATGGTCTGATGTTGATCCCTCTTTACCCGATGTTGATATCAAAGCATTTATTCCAGGCACTAAACACGGAACACGTGAAGTATTTGAAAAGAAAGTAATGGAAGTAGGATGTAAAGCAGCAGGTGAATACGAAACTCTAGGTAAAAAAGGTTGTCACAAAGTAAGAACAGATGGACTCTCTGTTGACATTGATGGTGATTATACTGAAACACTAGCAAGTTTAGATGCTAATGTTGAAGGTGTTGGTGTATTTGGATTAAGTTTTCTATTGAACAATACTGATAAATTATATGCTGCAAAGATTAATGGTGTATATCCAACAACAGAATCTATTGCATCTGGTGAATATCCAGTCTCTCGTCCATTACAATTTTATGTTAAACACGCACACTTTGATAGTGTAGCAGGTATGCGTGAATACATCGAATTCTTTTTGTCAGATGAGATTGCAGGGCCAGATGGGCCTCTTGCAGAATATGGATTAGTATCAGATCCAGAACTTCACAAAACTCAAGAAATGATATCGCATTTCAATCATTAATTTAATTTAAATAAAATTAAAAAGGGGGTTGACAAGACCTCCTTTTTTTGTTATTATATGTCTATAATAATATTGAGGTAGTCATATGATAAAGCAGTTAGTTTTTGGAGTTGTTGCACTCTCTATGATTCCTAGTGAGTCCGAGAGTGCATCAATCGCAGAAGCAGGTGAGTTTCACACTGCACTAAGTGAACAGGTTTGTCTTGCGAACAATATCTATTGGGAAGCAAGAAACCAAACAGAAGAAGGAATGATAGGTGTTGGTCTTGTGGTACGTAATCGTGTTCTTGATAATCGTTTCCCACATTCGTATTGTGAAGTGGTTCATCAAGGCCCAACTCGGAGTAGTTGGAGAGATCCTAACGTTAAGATCCCTGTTCGACACCGCTGTCAATTTAGTTGGTATTGTGACGGTAAGTCTGATGATATTATTGCTAATGAGTTGGACATTTATACCGTTGCTTCTGATATTGCTCATCGAATTTACTCAGGTGCAATTGATGACGTTACCGATGGTGCTACACATTACCATGCCGACTATGTAATACCTGCATGGGCAGCAACAAAGATACGAACAGTAAAGATTGACGATCACATATTTTATAGATGGGAGTTTTAATGAAAATAGATTATAAGTTCAACGAAGAAGAACTATTGACGGAATTTAAGGAGTATGTAGATGCAACCTATGACGCCCATTATTCCAAGGAAAAATTCCAAGCGACTGAGTTTATCGTAGATAGTGGACACGGAACTGGGTTCATGATAGGAAACGTAATGAAGTACGCCCAGAGATACGGCAAGAAGGGTTCCGATGCAGACGCTAGAAAAGACCTTCTTAAAGTGTTGCACTATGCGTTGATGCAACTTCATGTGCATGATACTAAAGTGCTCCGCCAGAACTCTTGACATACATGTAAACAAAGAGACCAATAACGGCAAGTACAGTAAGTGCTAAAGGTATTGCAATCATGAGTTTCTCTTGAAACTCTTCTTGTCTTTTCATTGCTTCTCTTTTTAACTCTTCGAGACGTTCTTTCTCTTCTTTGATTCGTTGTTGACGTAACTGGACAATTTCTTTCCATGTTCCCCAACCGAATCTATGATCAATTAGTTCTCGCATTTCTTCCATTTGTTCGGCCGCAAGTTTAGCATCGATTACCTCTTTGGCAACCGATTTAATTCCTAACTGGTCAGACATGGAGTTTCCTCTTTCCAGTTTTGCTTTTTGAACTTGAGCATTACCGTCTAAGAGGTTTTCTAATTGTGAACCAATCTCACCAATGTCTTTTACTGTGTTGATATTCGATTTGATGAAATCAACTGATTGTTTCACCAATGCAATACCTGCGAGAACTTCTGCGACCATTTTTTTCTTTCGATTGAATTTGATCTAGGTCACGAGTTTAATATGAATCACAACTATATTTATATTAAAAGTAGTTTTTAGTATAAATAAAAATTGTAGATGTTGGAGGATATTCTGGACATGGGGGCAGTACCCATCACCTCCACCAAAATTACATGGAGACGATATGGATGAAAAGAATAAAATAATAGATGTCAAAACAGGCACAAACGAATTTGAAGTAGGAGTAAGACTACTAGGAAATGAATTGATTGGGATCAGACTTGCATCGACTAACGCAAGTGGTAAGATGATTCTCTGGGCA